AACCAACAACATTGGCGTCGTGCGGATTACCACCACCAGCGCACTGGATTGAGGAGGTAACTAACCATGGCATCCATTTTCGAGGCAACAGCAGGTAGCGCAATCGGCCCTACCAACGGCGGCACTGTTACACAGGCCACCAACAAAGGAACCGCCGTGACTCTCAACACAGAGTCCGGTCAGATCACCATGGCAGGCGCTGAGCTTGCCGGTGCTGCCGAGGTGAGTTTCACCGTCAACAACGACAAGGTCACTGCCGCTGATGTGGTTG